ACCAACGAATGGGCAGAGTTCCAGAAGGAGCTTGCCGACTGGGGGATGGAGTTCGAGTCACCCAAGCAGAAGGACAAGTTCCGTGAGCGCTTTGAGGCGATGGACAACGACTCCGCTGTGTATCCCATGATACCCAAATATGACGAGAAGCATGAGTTGTTCATTATTCAAAGCTCTAACGAGGTAGACAGCAATTGGCTGCGTGAGACCCTCGACATGCAGCACATGCGTTCCTACAAGACCGGAAAGGTCAGCAAGAGCAATGTCATCTCCATAGATGACTTCCGTGAGGCGGTGGCGAAGATGAGGAAGGGAGGCGCGCAATGAGCCTCCGAATAGTAATCCCGAGCCACAAGCGGCACGACAGGGTGTTCGCCAAACGTCTGGTCAACGACCCCATCATCTGCGTGGCGAAGTCACAGGCAGACATCTACCGAGAGTACAACCCCGACTGCGAGATAGTGACACACCCCGACAGCGTGGTGGGACTTATCCCCAAACGCAATTGGATGGCGAAACACTTCCGTGAGCTGTTCATGCTTGACGATGACGTTGACGCGTGCAAGAAGCTCTACACCGAGAAAGGGGAGACGGCACGGCTCTATGACCGCAACGAGATAACGGGAATCATCAACAACCTCTACGAGATGGCATGCCTTATGGACATCCACCTGTTCGGGTTCACCTCACGAATCTCACCGGTCATGTACGACGAGACGGAATACCTGGCACTCGACAAGATGATCACTGGGTGCAGTTACGGTGTCCGCTACAACAAGAACGTGTGGTGGAACGAGGAACTGAGACTCAAAGAGGACTTTTGGATAAGCTGCTACATGAAGTACACCGAGCGCAAGGTGCTTACCGACCTGCGCTACAACTTCGAGCAGAAATCCACCTTCGTGAATGCCGGAGGACTTTCGGCAATCCGCAACCAAGACGAGGAACAGCGCTCGATACTGCTCATGCGCAAATACTTCGGCGAGGCAATAAAGCTGAAGGGGCAGGGCAACAACGGACGCAACAAGACCAAGTCAATGGTGCAGTACAACATCAGTGCTGCATTCCCATATTAAAGGGTTAAAATAACGTTAATGCGTTGAAAATCAGTGCATATATCGAAATTTTTTATTAACTTTAAAGAAAAATATGGGACATTTCAGACTGAGAACGAAAAACGGCTACGACTTCTATGAGGTAGCCAGCGCACTGCAGAAGAGCATCAGGCGGAACGATGTCATCACCGCTGCCTTCTTCGCAGTGGAGCTGTGGTCAAGCGGCTACGGCAACTATGTGTGGAAAAGGCTCTACACCATCAGCGCAGAGGACTGCTGGGGCATCATCACCCATGAGGTCGACGCGCTGCACAACGGATATGAGCTGGTGAACAAGGGCGCAAGGGAACCCAAAGGACGCATCTTCATCGGAAAGGCTGTGATACTCCTGTGCGAGTGCTACAAGTCAAGGGATGCGGACCACCTCAACAACCTCGCTGTCGACATGATCGCCCCGGATGACAGCAAGGTGCTCGCAATACTTGACGATGCGAGGAGGAATCCAATCCAAGTCCCCGAGTACACGTTCGACATCCACACACGCAAGGGGCGCAAAATGGGAAAGACAAGGGAACAGTTCTTCAAGGAGGAACACGAGGCACTGCAGCCACGCATGCCGGGACTCTTTGACGGACTGGTCGAGTAGAATAACTTTTGAGCCAGCAGCACACAATGCAACTTGAAAGTGATAGTGACAGGCAGCGAGGGATTCATAGGGAAATCCCTCTGCCAAAGACTCGAGACGTTCTCCGAAGTTGTCCGCGTCGACAGGGAGAACGGTGACGATGCCGCCGACATTGAGCGGTGGATGTCCGACGATGTAGGCGCGGTGTATCATCTCGCAGCCGAGACGAGCGTTTTCAATGACCGCCTCGACGACATAGAACGTGAGAACGTGCGTGCGTTCATGAAGGTGGCGCAGTCTTGCCACCGGCACAACGTGAAGCTGGTCTATGCCTCCAGCAGCACCGCCAACAGGTGCAACACGACTTCCATGTACGGGATGACAAAGTTCTTCAACGAGCAGTTCGCGAAAGCATACTGCCCGAAGGCGACAGGGGTGCGACTCCATAACGTGTACGGCCCGAACCCACGAAAAGGGACTCTGCTTTACAACCTACTTGAAGGTCCGTGCATGATTTACAACATGGGGCGCAACAAGCGGCATTTCACGTTCATCAGCGACGTGCTCGAGGGGCTCATATATGCTCTTGGCACCGAGCATCAGCTGGTGAACCTCCGCAACCCTGAGGGCAACTCGGTCCGTGAGTTCATAGACGAAGTGGGGAAATATCACCGCATCAGAGTGACCTACACGGACGAGTTGAGACCCCTCGACAATTTCGAGCAATCGGTGGATGAGGAGATTTTCTCACTACCTTTGCGCTATAAAACCATTCGACAGGGAGTAGCATCCCTATTCGATGAGTGATTGTTTGACGTTTGCCCCGTTCGTCATGGGCGGGGCTTTTTTAAAATTTAACGACTATGGCAAAGAAAGGCAAGATGACTGAGGAAGAGAAGGCAAAACTGCCCGAAGCATTTCGTGAAAACTTTGGCCGCATCCGTGAGCTTCCCACGGAGGTCGCACGGGAAATGTCCGCAAAAGGCAATGAGAGTAAAGCAGAGAAAGAACGCCAAATCACTTTGATGCGTGAAGCGTTGCGTTTAGAACTTGGTGAAAGTGCTCTATTGTTGCTTAATGCTGAAATGCTTGAGGGCCTTCGTGCAGTGTTTTCCAAATTCAATCTTCCGATAGAGAAAGGGACTAACCTAATGGGAATCTTAATGGGGCTGATGAAAAGAGCGCAGCAAGGAGACCCCACTGCCGCAAAGGCTTTCTTTGAAATTGCCGGCATATTCACCGAGACGAAGAACCTCAACATAACAGGAAACATGCCGACAACGGCAAAGGGCGACACGCTCTACGAGGCGAACAGCGAAGATAATGGCTAACGTAAGACCTGGACTTCTCTCTCCGAATGGATACTATCTGCTGAGGTACACGCAAGACCCAAGCGTGCGCTTCATCGTGCTGTATGGTGGCTCGTCAAGTGGCAAGTCCTACAGCGCAGCGCAAGTGCTGTCGATAAGGACACATGAGGAGAGGTCCAACACCCTTGTTATGCGCAAGGTCGGTGCGTCCATTGAGAAGACGATATACTCGGACTTCAAGGCGGCCATCAACGGCATAAGGGGGATGGCGCAAGAGTGCAGGTTCAAGCAGAACAGCATAATCTTCCATAATGGCGCAAAGATAGACTTCAGCGGTTTGGATGATCCCGAGAAAATCAAGGGTATCTCAAACTACAAGCGTGTGTTCCTTGACGAGTTGAGCGAGTATGACGAGAACGACTTCAAGCAGATACGCCTTCGTCTGCGTGGTATGGAAGGCCAGCAGATTATAGCAGCCTTCAACCCCATCAGCGAGAACCATTGGATTAAGAAGCATTGGTTTGACAAAGAGCAATGGCACGACATACCGATGGAGTTGTCCTTTGGTGAGCAGCCCATACCGGCAGAACTGAGCAAGGTCAAGTCGGTGCGCATGAACAGCAAGAAGTACATCATGAATCCGAACACCGGTGAGTATGATGAGCATGCCCCCGACACAGTGGTTATTCAGTCAACGTACCTCAACAACTTTTGGGTTGTAGGTTCTCCCGATGGGAAGTACGGTTTCTATGACCAGCAAGCCATTGCGAACTTTGAGAACGACCGCATCAACAATCCCGACTATTATCGGGTCTATGCCCTGGGCGAGTGGGGACACATCCGCACAGGTGCAGAGTTCTTCCCATCGTTCAACCCCGGCACGATCTGCGGACAGTATCCGTACAAGCCTCATCTGCCTATACACATCAGCATGGACTCCAACGTTCTGCCGTATGTCACCGCTACATTCTTCCAGAAAGAGTATAAGGACGACGATTATCAGCAAGTTACGCAGTTTGACGAACTGCCGATAGAGTCACCGAACAACAGCGCACGCAAGGCAGCGAAGGTTGTCGCAGAGAAGTTGCGTGAGTACAGGTACACCGACAAGGTGTATCTGCATGGTGACGCATCAGGCAAGGCTGCGAACACGATAGACGAGAAGAACAGGTCTTTCTTCGACCTCATCATTGACGAGTTGGAGAAGGAAGGATTCACCGTTGAGGACTGCATCGGCAAGAAGAACCCATCAGTGGCTACCACAGGCGAGTTCATCAATGCCGTTTGGGATGGTAGGGTGCCGAAGGTGACAATCAACATTGACGAGAGATGCAAGACAAGTATTGATGACTACCAGGCAGTGCAGAAGGATGAGAACGGAGCGATAGCCAAGACGAAGGTCACGAATCCTGTAACCAAGCAGAAGTATGAGGCGCACGGACACATCAGTGACACGCTCAGGTATATCTGTTTCGACCTGCTGCGTGCCCAGTACACCGAGTTCTCGGTAGGGCGCAAGCGTTCAGTCTATGCCGAGAGTGAGATGCGCTTCTTCAACCCCGGCAACGAGTACAGCTATGAGCAGACGATTGTCTACATGATGCCGAACTTCGGAGGGCGCATGGTTCTTGTCCGTCTTGCAAGGATAGGTGAGAACTGGCACCTCACCGATGCCGAGAGCAGAGAGGTCCATGGCGAGGACGAGATAAAGAATGCGATGCTCGGGCTTGGTGCGGACATGCACATCGTCGAATCTCCACAGGCTTACTACCCGATGGTGCGTGAGCTGCGTGAGGTGATAGATGTGGGAGTGGTGAAGATGGGCACCGACCACCGCACAAGGATTGCCGCCACAGCCGACTGGGTGCGCTCACATGTGATGATCAATCCCGAAGGCAGTGACGAGTACGGCAGATTCATAGCTGATGTCCTCGACTACAACGAGCAGACAACCGACGAGTCAGCGGGTGCGAGTGTGGTCCTCTCAGGCGCTGCGAGGTACATCATCAGGAATGTGTAAGCACGGATGATTATCAATAAGTTAGCAAAAGTTAAGGCGAAAAAAAAGGGCGAAAAAATGAACCGTTTTTGTCAAATCTGTATTATCTTTACTGTATAAAGAAATAATTGTCAAACATTCAAATTTTAGAAATTATGAAAACCAAGAGTATCCTTACAGAAGAGTTCTACAAGAGACTTTACAACGAGATTATGGACGTTACCTTTGAACCCGAGCATGAAGATGACACCAGCTGCGAAATGGAGTTAGAGTTCGGGAACATGTTTGTCAGACTGACTGCCACCTTCGATGTCAGATATGTGGATGACAGTTTCGACATGTACTATTCTGATGGTCATTACGAGACAACCAACCTTATCGGCATTGATGTGGACGGGGTCTTCATGTTTGATGGGGATGAGGAATATGAGATAACCGACCATTTCGACGAGGAAGCCTTCTGGGAACAATTCAAAATTTACGGTTACAGGGACATCAAACCCGGCGATGAGGTTGAAGCCAAGACCGCTGGCCTTTACGGAAGGGTTTTCAAAGGCACTTACCTCTACACCGACACGATGAAGAGCCGCCACATCATCAAATCATCGTACAGGACTGTCGGAGCCATCTTTATGAAAAAGACCGCTTAACGAGAGCGAAAAAATTATAAATGATATTACACGCTATCAATCAGCACGATAGCGCACAATAGGACAAATAACAAAGCCTTTGCGGTTCTCCAAGATTTTGACATTTTGGGGAACCGTTTTCTTTATTAGATAATTTTGTAAACGAGTTGTTTCAAAACGAGCACATGGGAATTCTCAACAGCATATTCAAGAAAAAGAGCGCAACACCTGTAGTGGATAGCGCAACGACAGGCGCATCCAGCGAGAGGATAACGCTTCTGACGCGTGAGATAGCGAGGCCATTCGTGGCAAACGCCAATTTCGTAACTCTGTTCAACACCGTCCCCGAGGTGGCATGGCCGGTGAACTATATCGCAAGCCGTGCAGCTGGCGCGAAGTATGTGCTGAAGAAGTTCAAGGATGATTCCGTAGTGTGGCGCAACAAAGAGATTAACAAGATGCTTGTTCGCCCCAACGCCTTCCAGTCCTGGTACACCATGATGTGGAGGCACTACGCATACAAGCTCGTCACCGGCAACTCATATATCAAGGCAGCCATGAATGAGGCATTTGCCGGCACCGCTTCGCTGTGGCGCTGGTGTGACAGATTCGTGGAACTTGAGGCTCCGTATGTATCCACCGAGTACAAGTCCGTGACGGGCGACATCTATGGTGTCAGCGAGGTGGAGGACGTGATACGATGCTACTATCACGATTTCGGAGGCTGCGCACACAAGCCTATAGACCCTCGCCTTGTCTTCCATGACAGGGACGACTCGCTTGGCGTTGACTATTACGGTGACCCGCTGAAGGCGCAGAGCCGACTCACTTCGGTGATGAAGGCGATAAGCAACCTCATCGCAGTGTACGAGGCGCGTAATGTCATCTATGTCAAGCGTGGCGGTCTTGGCTGGCTTGTGAGCGAGGTGAGTGACGAGACGGGTTCGCGTGCGCTGAACCAGAAGGAGAAGAAGCAGATACTCGACGAGGCGGACAAGATGTACGGCTTCGGCGCTGGCAAGTATCCTTACGGCATCAGTGACGTGAAACTCTCTTTCGTCCGCACCAACCTGTCTATTAGCGACCTCCAGCCGTTCGATGAGACGCTGGCCGATGCGGTGGTGATAGCCGGTGCCTATGGCATACCTCCAGTGCTTATCCCACGCAAGGACCAGTCTACGTATTCCAACCAAGCGACGGCAGAGAAGGCAGTGTACTGCTCAGTAATCATTCCTCTTGTGCAGAGGTTCTGTGCTGAGTTCACCCATTGGCTCGGTCTTGACGAGGACGGTTTCTACCTTGACGCCGATTTCAGCGACGTGGACTGTCTGCAGGCCGGCAAGAAGGAGGCACAGGAAGTGCTGAAACTGATTAGTGACCGCTGCAAGGTGGAGTTCGAGAGTTCACTGATCACGATGAACGACTGGCGTTCGCAACAGGGCTATGAACGGGTGGATGATGAGGCTTTCGACAAGCGCGTCAGCGAAATGTCCCCCGACGAGATAGAGAGACTTAAAAATTTTATTAACCCCAAACAACCCCAACAAGAAGATGAAGGAGATATATCAGAGACTTCTGTACAAGACGAAGGCGAATGATTTGGATGAAGAGAAAGGTATCGTGACGGTCGCCGTCAATGGTATCGGTGTTGTTGACTCCCAGAATGACATCTCAATGCCGGGCTCGTTCAACAAGACG